GGAAAGCTGTATGGGGGTTACCCCCCATACCTAACGGACCAAATTTCGCATCCAATAGCCAAAAGGTAACAAGTTACCTATGACTAGTACGACCAAAAGAAAGCTTAAGAATAACGGTAATAAAGGTAAAAACCCTCATTATCGAAATCCTACCAGTACACCAGCATTTAAGAACAATAAATTATATTCTAAAAATGAGGGCATATTGGGACTTTCTTGGAAGTACCTGACATGGTTAACTGATAACATCGAAGATGTTAATCGAGTTAATATCATGCCTATACTACGGTACTGTGAAAAACTCCTTGTTATATTTACTACTAGGGGTAAACCCGAAGTAATAAAATATAACAAACAAAATCGTCTTGGGTTTATAAAATATATTTTCTCCCTTGACGAGGAGTTTGTAACAGCAGGAGATTCCGTGAGACCTAACAAGTTCTTAAGTCCTTTTGCCAAGGTTATACAAGCCTCTAAGTCATACAATACAATACGAGTATTTCTTAGTGGTCTTTATATAACACGAGGTTTAAGGTTAAATAATCCACCGTCTTTTGAAACTATTGAGAAAAAGCCCTCGAAAGAGGATTCCTTCTTTGATAGCTACGAAAAACAGATGTTTTATTTTCTTAAGAATAAGTTAGGGATTAATCCTATGCATATGGGATCTCCAACAAAGTCTGTTCGATTTCGGGATTATCATATGTCATCTAAATCGGGTCCTCAGGGCCATGCCCTTTGGACTTCGGTTATAGATAACATTAATATTCCAGTCGATCTAGCCTTGAGTATTTATTATCTAGGCGGACCAAAGTTGGAAAACTGTATGCACAAGTTTCGTCTTCTTTATAAGTTATTACCAGAAATCTTCGATAGCCATTTAACCCGCAAGGGTTCAGGGTCTATTCGGAAAATTTCAGTAATAAACGATAAAGAAGGTAAAACTCGGGAAATAGCTATAGGAGATTATTTTTCGCAGGTGGCCTTACGGCCTCTGCATCAATATCTCTTTAAGTTACTTCATAGGATTCCTCAGGATTGTACCCACAACCAATCAAAATGGTTATGCAAGTTGCAACCAACCGAAGGGTCATCTTTCCATAGCATAGACTTGTCTAGTGCTACAGATCGATTTCCACTAAGGATGGAATACATCATGCTTAAGATTTTATTTGGTCAAAAGTATGCAA